ACTTAAATCATGTATATGTAGTTCTCCATTATTGTGTACATCTCTTACTTCTTTTGGGTATATTTTATTTAGCCAATACGTCTTTGTTACTTCTGATGATACGTAGTTATTTAATCCCTGCAATGAAAAACCTTGATTACTGTTTTCATTTACCTTCCAATCATTCTTTTTTAAATAATCTTTTATAATTCCAGAATTAAACTCAGATGTTATTTCTCTTAATTGTTTGTGTTGTTCTCTATATATAACACAAGCTTTTGCTGTTTCTTTATAAGTAGAATTCAACAATACTTCTTCCATACAATCTTGAACGTCTTCAACTGTTGGTAATCTATCTTCTACTATTTGTTGTAATAAGTTAATTACTTTTATAGATAATTTTTCAGCTATTTTATTTGAAAACTCACCTGTTACTTCTCCCGCTTGTTTAAGAGCTTTAGTTATTTTTGAGGTACTAAATTTTGCTTTTCGTCCACTTCTTTTTATTATTTTTCTAAATTTTTTCATTAACTATCTTTTCTGTTTTATAAATTTACCTCTACATTTAACACAATACTTAAGAATCTCACCGTTATGTTTATATACAATTTTAACTATCTTCCTGTTCTTACCACATTTACTACAAACTTCTTTTTTTGATTCTTTATTATCAAAAATTCTTCCTAAAGTTTCTTCCCTCATTTTAGAAATCTTTTTTCTTTCCTTACTATCCTTGACATTTAAAAATCTATCTCTATCCCCTTTACCAGCGTCATTACTTCCAATATGAAATGTGCCATGATATTTCATTTCTTCAATACCTTCCTAACTAATCTACAAAATAAATTATTATTAAGATACCATATATTTCCACATCTAGAACACCAATAGTTTTTATTAGTCTTTATCGGATGAGGAAATCCACAGTTTGGGCAGGTAAGTCTTTTTTTCTTTTTCATATTAATATATCTACATCATCTAGTTTAGAAAATAACCTCATACATTCTTGACATCTATATAAAATAAGATTTTTTAAATTCATTTCATCATAAATAGTTATTGATATTTTTTTAACTTCCCCCCCACACATTCTACACTCTAAAGGATAATTAAATTTAAGCTCTATCTCATCTGAATACATTGCTGTCTTTCTTGTTTGTATTATATATTATTTTCTTCTGGGGATAACTTTAATTTATCTTTCATTTCTCTTTTATCTTCATCAGTTATTTTTCCTGATACCACAATTGTGCATCTACAAAAAACATGGGCTGGTAAAAGAGGGGTGTTATTAACTGGAAATTTTTGTCCATCTAAACTCTCGCATTCTCCACAAACTCTTGTGTCACCAGCAGTCAACCACTCAACTTGTTCTATGCCTGCCCTATTATAAGCATCTAATCTTCCTTGATTGATTGCTCTCGAAGATTCTGTTCTGGCAATCATATTAGCGTATCTTCTTTCTGGAATAACATAAGAATATCCTCTTCTTACTACTTTATCATTAACTATTTTAGGAGCTACCTCTACTAATTTAGGATTTAATTTTATTTCCCTTAATCTTCTTGCTATATCATAATTACTATTACCTTCAGCAACTCCAGATGCTACTACTATTTTAATTCTATTTGATAAATCAGAATTTATTTGTCTTAAAGTTTGAAAAGCTGTTTCTTTATATGCAGATGTTTCTCTATATTTCTCCCATTCAATCCCCTCTGAAGATATACCCAAATCAGTTAAACCTCTTTCCATTCCTTGTCCATAAGCCGTACCAAATGTTGTCCACATTCTATTTTCATTGTGTATTGCCGCAACACTTAATTCTTTATCTAATAACTTAGAAAATTTATTAAAATCAACTTTTGAAAGCTCTTTAGTAATAAATCTCTTTTCTGTAAGCTCATTTAAATTAATTATTAAATTTACTGCAATCTCAACTGTACTTCGTATATATTCTCCAATAAAGATAATACCAGCATTAACTACCTCATTATCATTTATTAATTTATCAGCCAATTCTTTTCTTAAAGTAACTACTTTACTAAAATAATTCTTGGTATCAAATTCTAAAACATCAATTTTATTTTCTAATTCATTCTCTAGTTTAAAGAAATTAACATATTGTTTAAAGCTCAGATTCAGCATCTTCAAAATCAACTTTCGGTTTTGGTTCTTCTAATAAGTCTGCTATTCTTCTTCTTATTTCTTCTAATGAATCTTTCCTTTGTCCTTTAGTAATATCATTATGTATGTCTTTTAAAGTAGAAACCATTATTAAAATATCACCTTCATCTATCTGTTCTAAATTAATCATTTCCCTAGCTTCATTAATTGTAATCACTCCAAGTTTACCCATTCTTTCCGCTATTTCTGAATTCTCTATTTTAGTAAACTCTTGTTCTGGTTCTTCATGATATAATTCAATATTTTCATATCCAAATGCTTGTCTAATTAAAACATCATTTAAGTGATGAACTTCTAAAGATAATAAAGGTAAGATTGCATCAGATTTAAATTGTGACCTCTGTTCTTTACTATTTAATTTTCCAGTAGTATTATCTATAACTCCTAATACGATGGGCTGCATTCCATATACAGCCATTATTTGAGTCAATGTCCATTTTTGATACTCCATAAACTGCATTTCTTGATGTGATTCTGAAACTCTTACAAAATTAACATCTTTAGAAGATGTAACTACTAAAGTTGCTCCCTTTTGTTTTGCCTGCATTTTCCAAAAAGTTTGATTAGCTTTTAATTTATTTGCACTCATACCCGGAAAACTTAAAACACCAGAAATGATTCCATCTGAATCTAATCTTCTTCTATTTAATTTTGCTGCCTGATTATCAGCTTGAACTATATTATATAAAGTTTCTAATGGAGATATTCCATAAACGCTTCCTGCTGTGGGGTTTGCTGAAAAATAAATTAATTCATTAATAGAAAACTCTGCAGAAGGTTTACCCATATTATCTACTAAATAATAAGCTGAAGATTCATCTGTAAAATTACCATGTTTATCTACATTCACTTTTATATCTGGTCCACAAATATCATATAGTTCTTGTGGAGTAGAAGAGGCTTTATTATCTACTTCTTTAATTTTAGCTTTTATTATTTTAATTTCTTCTTTTAAATTATTTTCTAAATCATTTAATTGTTGTTCTTTATTTACATTATCTTCTGATTTTTTATTTAAAATTATTCTCTGCAGTTCCTTATAACAACTATTTAATTTACTATATAATTGCTTTTTTGTTTCAGTTGTCCCATTAACTATCTCTAAAGCTCCAGCATCATAAATTAAAATATCTTTTAAATATTTTCTTCTTAAATTATCAAAAGATTCTATTCTATCATTTGGGTTATCTAATAAATTCTGAACTGCCTCTATTTGCTTTTGTGTTTCTTCAGAAGTATCGGATTGGTCTTTTGGTCTAATCTTTATTTTATATTTAACAACTTCTTTTACAATTTTATCAACACAAGCTCTTACCCAGGGATTTTCTGTATAACATCTCCACATCTCACTAATAGTCAAACCATTTAATTGAAATATTCTATCTACATAATTTTCACCATAACCAATACCAAAAGAACTAGCTTCATCAATTGTCCCCTTTGAACCCTTTTCTATCTTACTTAATTTCTTTTCTTTAACTTCTGGTGAAGCATCAAAAATCTCTGCTGTGTTTTCTTTTTTACTTTTAAAATTAAACCAACTCATAATTCCTCCTATACACTAAACCCTACCCAATCACCTTCCGATTCAGAACTCTCCAAAGCCATTAAACTAGCGCCCGCAACAGCATCTGAACAATCTTTAGAACCTCTATCATCATTTTCTTCTAAAGACCTTCTTCTAGAAATATCAGGGTGGTCTATTTTTCCATTTGATATTCTTTTTAATTCTTCTAATTCTCTTAATAATACTATATATTCATAATAATTTAATCGTCCTGAATAAATTAATTCTTTTAAAGTTTGATAAGCAACATCATTTTTATCAACTGATAATTGCTCGGAATTAATTTCTCTTTTATTTAATAATTGAAGCATATCTACACTCTGATATCCATCTAAAGTTACTTTTGCTATTGGAAATCCCCTATCTTGTAAATTATAAATAAAGTGTCTTATTTTTTCAAAATCAATTTCTTTATTATCTTTTCCTTTTAATTGCATTACTAAATCTAAATATACCCCTGTACCTGACTCATCTAAGAAGGGATTTAGTTTATATGGATGAACCAAAGCAAAACCAGCACAATCTCCTCCTTCTTTTCCTTTTGCTAAATCAATATGAATATAATATTGTGTATCACTATGTTGTTCTTTTAATTTTCTTATTTTTATTTCATCTTCTTTATTTTTTTCTACCTTATCAATAAGAGTATTTAATTCCTCGACAGAAAAAGGTTTAAACCAAGAAGCTAATTGTAAACTATTTAAATCATCTGTCCTTATAGGGTTATCAATAAAGGGAGATTTTCTTTCTTTATTGACATTATTTCTTATTCTATCTCTATAAGTTATAAAAGAATTTCCCAAAGACCCCGATAATTCATTAGCAAATCTTCTTAATGCTTCTTCTGGGTTTTTATTAAAAGCTGGTGCAAAATCCTCCATAGTCTTATCTGGTCTTACTTCCCAGGTACACTTTCTACTTCTAAATATATTTTCTACTTGTTTAGTTTCCTCCCAATGAAAATTCATAAAATCATTCTCATCTCTTAAATAAGAAATTAATACAATTCTAAAAGGAGCATTTTCCTTTCTTCCCCATCTTGATTGAGCAGTAAACCATAAGTTTTCATAAAGTTCTTTTGCTTTATGTGGCTTAAACTCACCTACTTCATCAAAAACTGCTAATAAAATATTCTTA